CATCTTCGCTTTGGCCTTGTCGGCTTCGGTAGTGTCGATTTCGAGCTTGATTGGCTTTAACCCCAACTTCTCTACTAATTTATTGATGGCATCTAATTGCGCCATTGCTTCGGGCGCACCGATGAGACCAATCTCCATATCAGTTTTCAGACGCTCGACCTTCTGCTGCGCATTACTATAACTCTGCCGCTTATCGTCCGCACTACCCTGCGCCACATAGCTGCTCTCCTGCGCCGCCGGTATGGTCAGCTTTCCCTTTGTGGCATCATTAATCTGTTGCTGCAAATCCTGCACCTTGGCATTGGCCTTAACCTTTGCGGACACATCGATAGCATTGTCGAAGTCTTTCTGTGCTTCAGCGAGTTGCTTCTTGAGGCTGTCCATATAGGACACGGTCTCCTGCTTCTCGGGCTTCTCTAACCCTATCTTTATTTTGAGGTCTTTGAGTTTTGCCTCTGTTGCCGCATACTCTTTTTGCAGCCCTTGCGCAAGACCCGCATCGGGGGTCGCCTTAATCTTGGATTGCAGCTCTTGCAATCTCTTCTCGTACCAGTCTATGCTGCCCTGCAATGCCTTCTTATCTTTGTCCTTCTTTTCCTTTGTCTTGCTGCTGCCACTCTCGGGCACATGAGGCGTGACGGAAAAATTACTTTTGGCATCTACAACAGCCTGCTTCTCTAAGCGGCTGCTGCGCGCCTTACTTGCCGCGAGGGCGGCTTTCTGCGCCTTTGTTTCTGCACCATTGGCGTACCACTTGTGCGAGGCGTTGTACCTATCTGCACCCTGCTGTGTGTAGATATAACCGACACCGTTGGGATTGAACATGATGTCACCGCGGCTCTTACCGACGGAAATCTCGCGCTCACTCATGAAGTCGGTTACACTGCTACCAGCCCTCTTCTTATTACGCTCGGTGGCTTCGTTGTTTTTCTGACTAATCTTATCAGACAACTCCATTTGTAGCTTGTATTCCTCGGTGAGCATGGCGAGGCGTGCGGCTGCCTGTGCGCGCTTCTTGAAAGCATCTACAACGGCATTCGTATTCTTGACAAAGACGTTTTCTGCGTCACCGACAGTGCTGATATTAAGCCCTAATTTCTTTAATTCCTCGCGGTTCTTAATGATCCACGCTGGCTTCTGTGTGGCGGCGAGGCTCTTCCATGCAGCCTGTAGCTTGCTGAACGACCCCATCAATTCGGCAAAGGTTTCGCCATTGGTTTGGTCGTAGACCTCTTTCGTCCGTTGCGCCGACTGCTTGAGAATACTCTGCTGGTAGGCCAGCTTGCTGGCTGCACTACCGCCCTCATTACATTTATTAATAAAGTATTCTAAAGCCACCGCCAATGCCGCGAGGGCAATGCCGACACCGGTGTAAAGTAACGCCGAACGGAGGGCAACCTTAAGCCCCGCTGCGCTAACACCAGCTGCGTTAAGCGCCGACTGCAATCCTCTTGTCCCCCACGTTGCCGCCGTACATGCCACTTTCCACAACGCCGTGCCCGCTGAAAGGGCTATTATTTTCAGCTTCGCCAAACCCATAACAGCAACAATACCCTTCACACCTGCCACGAGCCGACCGACATTGGCAGCAATCATAACGGCTTGCGCGCCAAAGGTGACGAAAGGCAAAAGGGAAGTGACTACCTCACCTAATTTAATCTTAATAGCATTAAACCGCTGTTCAACGTGCTGCAATTTTCCCGCACTGGTCTTGCCAAGTTCGGCATTCATATTGCCCACATTGTCTGTGATGACCTGCGCCAGCATGGCGGCACGCTGCTGTTCATCACCATATTGTAGTATCTTTTCTTGTGCCTCGGAAAAGGTGATACCTACCTTTCGCAAGGCCGACGTCTGACCCATCATGGCCTTACCCATGAGGTTAGCCACCGACCGCGCATCCTCTTCCGTGGCATTCACACCGCGCTGCTGCGCGATAAGATTATTCATTGCTGGGATAAGGGCGGTGAGCGTTTCCTTGTGTCGTAAGAAGGTGGCTACCTGCTGCGCTCCGATGCGCTGCGCCACACCACCAACAACGCCTAACTTCGACTGGGCACTGATAACCTCATTGACTTTCTTAACATCCTCATCCGTAGCGTCCATGCGCTGACGCATCACCGTGGTTAACTCGGTGTTGGCCTGCTGCACACGATTATAGCTTTCGGAAAGTTTCGACATAAAATCACGCAGATTATTAACCGAATTAGCCACATTGCTGAACACCTCTGCTGCCTGATTGAGGTTAATCACATCGGTGCGCAATCTCTTCGCGCTATTCGACGCGCCATTGACGGCCTTTTTGAGGTCATTCACGTTGGCGGTGGCGGCGACAAGCTGCTCCTTGCCATCTAATGTTAAGGTGACGTTGAATTTTATGCTCTTTCCCATTTTCTTACATCTTAGCTAATAAAGATTTTAGACGCTCTTTTGCTTCTTCCTTTCCGACCTCGGGGGCTTTGGTTTCCCCTACCTCCCAAGGTAATGGCATAAGCTGCCGGAGTGTAGGTAGCTTCTTCACGTGGGGCGCAATGGTGAGTGCTGCACTTGCGCGTGCGCGCTCCCAGCTGTCTTTCTGCAATTCTGTTTCCCTTTCGTTCCATGCTGCAATAATTGCATTTATCTCGTCCACATAGAGAAGTAAAAAGTCGTTAAGACTTAGTCCTATCACCCCAACAGCAAAACCCAATAACTGCGTTACGTCAGTTATTTTTTTTTGCCATTACTGCCATCTTCGGCTTCGGCTTCGCCTTGGTCATGACCTTGCTGAGCGTTCTCTGCCCAAGCATTCATATCCGCCTCAGTGATGGCGTCGGCAAAATCCATAAGGGACATGTTGAACTCTACGCCCTCTCGCTTGCATGCCGACACTACGCAGCACCACATATATGTGGCTAAGTCACTCACGCTGCCCGTCATCTCACTGACATCACGACCGGTCTCTTGCTTGAAGCGCAACATCGCGCCCATGGTAGGGCGGCAAGGGTACTCCTTGCCGTCAACCACGATTGGAAAATTTCCTTTTTTCATACCTTACTTGATCTTAATGCCCGGGAGCCGAAGGAACCGATGTTGCTTTGCCAGGATATACATCAGGCTCACCGGCTGCCTCGAGGTCAATCTTGTATGTTGCATCGTCATTCGCGGGGGATGTCTCTTCAATAGATGAGATAATGAACTGCCCCTTAAGATAGGGCGCCGTGTCCTTTGTACGCTGGAAGGCCTTTACCTCCACAGCCGTGCCAGCTCCCCACAATGCCGACAACTGCTCGTAGCCGTTCTCTGTCTCGGTGTAGAAACGCAAACCCTCTGCGCTGACGGAAATAGACAAGCCATTAACGCCCTTCTGCTTCCACAAGCCCGACTGCTTACCTTTGCTTGCCTCGGGCTTCACTGCTCGGTCTTTCGTGTCCGAATTGAAAGTCAGTGTGTGCGATGTGCAATGCCCAATAGCTTTGCCTCCTACCGACAATAACAAGTCACTACCATTAATATAATCTGCCATAATTCAATAATTTAAATTGTTTATATCTTTACCTGAAATCGTAATCTCTGTAAAAAGGCATCGTCGGCATAAGCCTCGGTGCTGTCGACTAAGAAGCAACGGCGAATGCGCACGCCCTCTTGCTCTCCGGTCTGAAATTCTAATGTGCTGCGAACGATCTCGGCAATCTTGATACTTTCCTCATAGTTCGCTGCATAGCAGTCCACATCGATATTGGCCGTATCTGCGCCGCCGCTCTTCGTCACATCTTGCATGAGTGACACACGATTATACACGATGTAGGGTAGTGTGGCTTCCTTGACAAATAGGGGGTAAATCTTCGTCACCATCTTACCCAATTCAGCGTTACCCAATAGCATAGCGCGTATGGGTAGGCCTGCACTCAATATCGTTCTGTCAATGCTCATATCAATCCTTGCTTCCTCGCTGCTTTTTCTATGTTCTTTTGAAGGGTATTAAACAGACTATCTTCTGCCTTGTTACCCTCTTGTAGCTCCGCGCTCTCCATAAAGTGGTAGGCTTTCATCTTGCCGCGATATGCGCCATCGCGGTTGTATCTTTTACTCTTTCTGCCAAATCGAGATAATATTCTTTCAAAGGATGTTCTCTTGCCCGTCCGTCTGCTCTTCGTGCCATCTTCCGCCCACATGAGCACTGGCTTCTCCTTTCCAAACCGGTTAACGTGGAAGCCCTTGCCGTTTCTCGGCTTGGTGGTGGCCATAAAGCCAAGCCCCTTTGTATCGGGATAAACCCTCGCTCTCACGCCTGCCGTAATATCTGTATTCGTGCCATGACCTAATCCACTGCCAAGAATGCTCTGCTGCGCTTCTTTCTTCACGCGGTTAGCCTCCTTGCGCATCGCGCTCTTCAGCGCATTGCGTTGCTCCTTCATGTCGAGCGCATTGAACACACTTGCAAAGGGCTTGGATAAATCTACAGCATCACTCATTCACTCTTACACATTGTAGGGTCAGCATGCCCCGGTCAATATTCGGAATTACATTCGCCACCTCATAGAGATTGCCACCCAACTGCGACACACGCCAGCCGCTCTTTACCTTGTGGGCGTCACGGATATTGAAGTCGGCACGATAGTCGGCGAACTCTTCACCCACCTCCATACTCTGTTGTCCGGTGAGCTTCGCGCGCTCGGCATTGATGACGCCGCAACACTCATACTCGCTTTTCTCACTTCCAAAGCCGCTAATCCCTTTAACGGGCATGAACACCTTTAGCCTGTATTTCATTGTGCCTGCTCTCATACTAATCGGCGGTATGGCTTGATTAGAGCTTGGAGTGTGTCCGGAACTGAATGCATCTGCACTGAACTAACGCTCTCACGTTGGTTATACCAGTGCGCACCCAGTAGCATGATGGCGTGCTGTATAGGGGTGGGTAAAGACCCACCACCCATTGTCAGCAACTCCTTGTCGGTGCGGTTGGTCGCCGTGATAACTGCCTGTTCTGCTGCATCCAAAAGATACTCCAGGTAGCTATCGTCGTCGGCGAAATCGTCGGCACGTACATGCTTCTTAAATAGTTCCAAACACACTCGGCTCATCCTCAATCAATCATCAAAAATTATGAAAACAAAATAACGATCCTTACTTCTTCACCTTACCGAGCTTGAAGGCTTCGGGGCGCAGCGTGACGGTCGCATACTCGGTGTTAAGAACGAAGTCTACACTGTCTTTACGCGCCTTGCTGTATGGGTCAACGATGAAACGAATATCACCGAACAAACCCATTGGCTGATAACGCCAGTCACCAAGACCAATGTACTCCGTGTCATCTGCCACCTTCACGATGTCGCCACTTGCCATACCTGTGAGCTTTGCCACATCGGCTGCGTCGGTCACCGTGTACTTAGCCACGTCAGAAGCTGGATTAAAGGTGGAGTATGCCGCCCAGCTCGTTCCGTTATACTTCTGATAGGTCAGCTTCACGTCGCGGATAGCGTTCGTTGTGTAGGCCGGCAAACCGCACATCGTG